TTTTTAAAATCTGATTAGCAGAACCATCTGTGCCTGATAGAACATAATCTACACTAGATGTCGCGTTTTCTACTGCGAATGTTGCGCTAGCTGCTGATGTTGCTAAATCTGCAATTACTTTACCCATTATTTATACTCCCACACGACTACTGTTCCGTCTGCACCAGTGCCAGAGGTATTATCTCGACCAGCACCGCCACCAGCACCATATCCTGTACCAGCAACACCTGTCGCACTATCCACAGTTATTCCTGCATTACCCATAAAAGAATCACCACCTTTCACTCCGCTGCCTCCGTAAGCCCCATTACCACCAGCTATTTCTATATCTCCACCAGACGCTGCGCCTCCAGCAGAACCTGTGCCCCCAGCGGTTGTACCAGCAGCGCCACCAAAACCTTTAACCTCAGCCCAACCACCTGAGCCAGATAATTCTGTAAAACTAGAATAACCACCAGCCACTCCCGGATTATTGGTTACCCCTACCGCAGTTCCACCAGCACCGACTACTACTGTTGCTGTAGCGGTGTTTGAAACATCTAAGAACTTCTTAGCATAACCACCACCCGCACCACCCATACAGTTAGCTGCTGAATTCCCACTAGATCCACTACCTCCAGCTCCTTGAACTTCAACGATAATCTTAGTAATACCAGCTGGTTTTGTCCAAGGTGAACTTGTCATAACTTGAACAGAATTAAATCCAGCAGCTGCACTAGCCCAACTAAGCGCTCCAGCACCGTCGTTCTGAAGAAACTCATTAGCCGATGCATTAGATGTCGGAAGCGTTAAGGCAGTTGTCGATCCGCCTGTCTTTTGTAGTTGATCTACTATAAGTGTTGATGCCATTATGGTCTATCCGCCAATCTGATAAAAGTCATACAAGTTTCATTGAGAATTGTATCCCCCCTCCAAGTAGTTGTGCCGCTAGATACGGCCACATCAAATCTAACTTTATGAGTTGACGTGACGGCAACATCCATAATGTAAACACAAGAACTACTAGAATAAGTGATTGGCCCCGAAACATTAAATGCCATAGCCGATGCTGCCTCAACATAAGTTGAATCATTCGTTGTAGTCATAATGATTGACTTATTATAGGAGTTTCGTGCTGCGGCCGAACTTACAGTATCAAACTTAATCATCCAGTATCCAGTTTCTGGAAACGTAAAAATACCGCTTGATTGTATCATTGGATCCCCAAGAACACCAAAACCAACAGGATTATCTACCTGTTCTATTACGCCAGAACTATCACCAACCGGTGTTGCACCACCTGTAAAATCTGCTGATAATCGCCACTGACTAGCATTAGTTATACCTCCTGGAGCTATTGTCGTCCAACTCAAGTTTCCCGCGCCATCGGTTTTCAAAACTTGCCCAGATGTTCCATCAGCTGCTGGTAAAGTAAAAATAGCAGGCGATGCACCTGTAGCTTTAGAGATTTGATCTACTTTGAGTTTACTCATACTACACTCCAGTTACCTAATACGGTCACAGTAGCACTCCCAGAGATTGTGATTGGTCCGGCGCTTACACCGTTATCTGTTGATGCGATACTTAGACTAGTATCGATATCGTTGAAATTCGTTCTTATAATGGCTGCTTGATCTGTATCTGCAGCACCTAGCGTCTGATCTATTACAACGCTGTTAGCCTGGACGCCTAAGTATACCACTTCTATGTTAATTCCTGCTCCCACAGCAGTACCAAAATCTAGTGTAGTTCCAGAGATCGCATAAGCGCCATCTGCTGAGTTCTGCTTAACACCATCTAAGCAAACGATGATTCCTCCTACACTCACAGGAGCTCTACTCATCGTGTATGAAGTGGAACCATCCGCGGTTATACTTTCACTTGGGTAGTTTCCGTAAAGTGGTCCTGATCCTATATAACTCATGTTTTATACTCCGCGATAATCACAACTCCGGGCGATCCATCTCCACCACCTGTCGCTTCACCCGAGCCGGCAGAGCCACCGCCTCCATATCCTGTTGCATCGGGTCCATTACCAGCTACTTTAAGAAACCCACCTAGACCTAATTGAGAACTACCACCAGCTTTCCAAGTTGCGTGAAATCCATCTTGTCCGTTAATGTTTATATCGCCAGTAGTTGTCACACCTCCTGCACCCCCAGCACCGCCACTTGCTGCGCCACCAGATCCACCAGTACAGGTTATAGTTGTGAATGAAATTGTTCCCGGCGCGGCAGATGACGTTCCGCCAGCAGTTCCCGCAGAACCCGATCCATATGCGCCTTTATCACCTTTCGCGCCAACCGTGATTGTTGCTGTCTGACCCGTGGTTACAGCGATTGGACCTTTTCGCGCATACGCTCCACCCGCTCCTCCAGCCCCCGTGTTTGTTGATCCTGACGCCGCAGCCCCGCCACCTCCGCCCCCAGCTTGAACCTCAATCACTATAGCGGTGACATCCGCATGTCCACTTGTGCCAGCGGTGTAAGTCCCGCCTGTGGTATAAACTACATATCCCAACAAACCTCCGCCAGCATCAACCGCTGCCCATGTTCCATCGCCTCTTAGATAGGTCGATGCACTCGCTGTGCCCGTAGTTTCGAGGAGCGTTTTGTCTACTTTAGTTAATGCCATTATTTATATCCCTAAGCCGTATAAGATCCACTAGCGTTAAAAATAAGCACCGTATCTGAACCATCAGTGCTAACAGTTGGAGAACCCGTTGTCGTTCCTGTGTAATTAGACGTAGCTAATCTTAAGATAACCACACCAGTGCCTCCGTTTCCCCCATTAACTCCTCCTCCAGAGTAACCGCCACCGCCGCCGCCACCGCCTGTATTAACAGTACCAGCGATTGGAACACCACTTGTCCCAGAACCACCTCCTGCACCACCTCCACCTGATCCTCCAGCGCCAGGGGAACCAGTATCATCTCCACCACCCCCTCCACCGCCTCTTGTAACAGAAGCGCCTGTTATGGAAGATGCTAAACCATTACCGCCTGCTCCACCAGTGCCGCCTCCTGCTGTGCCCACTGCGGAAGCTCCTCCCCCGCCTCCACCATCAGTGCCACTACCGCTTGGTGCGCCGCCACCTGCATAACCTTGTGATGTAGTTCCCGCACCACCAGTTGGAGAATTTGCATCTCTAGAATCTCCCCCTCCAGAACCACCAACTTGACCATCTACTGCACTGGGCTTGCTACCCCCTCCTCCACCACCCACAGATGTTATACTAACACCTGATCCTATAATGGAAGAGGATCCACCATCGGCACCCGTTGCGCCAGTTGACGTAGACCCACCACCATAACCACCTACTGTTACAGTATAAGTACTACCAGCTGAAAATGTAGCACCTCCTTCGTTTCCTGCGCCGCCACCAGATGATTCCGAAGCATAACCATTACGATAACCGCCGGCTCCACCTCCACCACCCTCGTGACCACCTCCGCCTCCGCCTGCTACAACTAAATATCCTGTGGCGATATTTATCGCTTTCCATGCCATATCACCACGTAAAAAAGTGGTTGAATCAGATACGCCAGTCGTGGCTAAGTTTGATGCTTCAATTTTAGTTAGTGCCAAAGTACGATCCTCTAAATTGTTCTGCTATGTATGCCTTAGCCTCTGTGAGGCAGTTAGGCAGCATCTCGTTCGGTGCTATCGTCATCCACAGCACCAGAAACGGTATTAAAAACCAATGCGCTATTCGCGCGATCCCAACGATAAAACTCACTTGGGATATTTAAGTTTGACAGCCTGTCGCTTCGCCTCTAGTTTAGTAACTGCTGCCATTCTTTCTTCTACAACTCCCTCCCAAAGAGCTACTATCAGTTCATCTATTGATGGGTATTCTGCTTCTCTCTTACGAGCATGATCGTTGTCGTATGCGTCTTTTACTTCTTTCTGTTTAGCGGTAATTTGTTCTAGCGTAATAGAATTAGGATTTCCGTCATGCCATGTAATATCTTCACCAATAACTGAAACCTGTGCGGTTGGGTCTAAAGTGAGAATTGCTTTTAATGTATCAATCATGAGCTTAACTCCATTACCGTAAACACAACCCTGGATGATGCTAGATTGAAATAGGCACCATTAGCATTCGCCTTAAAGAAAACAGCATACGTTTGGGCGCTTACACTTGCTGGAGAATGAATCATCATTGCGCTGTTAGTAAAGAAGTTATTTGGAACCATCGTAATATGGTATCGATCGTTTTCTTGAATCATACTGTATGGTCCAGTGGCAGCAACTTCAGACCCACCAACATAAAATGTAGTCCATACCTCCCCAGCCGCATAATCACTATAAGTAGTACCACCAGCAAGGGTTAATATGAATCTACTTGACGTTGATGCTGGTGCATCGGTAGTGATTGTAAGACCCGTTGTAACGTATGATGTGCTGGACGTGCTGATTGTTGAATTTGAAGAAGTTTCTTTGACTTGCAAAACCATTCCACCAGCGGCAGCCGCCTGGAAAGTTGGTGCAGCACCAGCGCCATTAGAAGTCAATACATGAGTGGCTGATCCCGTCGCAACGTGAGCTGGATCACCGCTGGCATCATAAGTAATCAGATTGCCATCTGTACCGCCAGCCATCTTAGCTAGGGTTACAGAATCATCAGCAAGTTTAGCTGTAGTAACAGAATTATCTATTGGGGTAATAACATTCCCAACGCTTTGTATACCAATCACTTCTAGGTCATCTGTGGCTACTAATGCACCGCCTAGCGTCAGATTAGAACCAGAGAGACTGAAAGAACCACCTTGCTGAACTACGCCGTTAATCGTAACGCGTAGACTCTGCTCACTGGGTGGAACCCAGCCAATATCTACTGTAGTTAGTGTTGAAGAGGTTAGTGAATAATGCTTAATGTTAGCATCGTTCATATCTACCTTGCCTAAATATGACATTATGTAATCTCTAGTATGCCCAGTACTGTTTCTAACGTACTATTCGCACTTGCTGTCATATGAATCTCATCACCAGTCATTAGATCTATTGGTTTATCTATAACCAATGAAGAACCAGCTGGGATAGGAACATTCTTAGCTATGTGATAATAGGTCGCACCATTCTGCACAGTAGCCTTGATTCCAACATCAGCGCTATTCGTGGCATGAATATTAGAGATTATACAAGAATGTATAATGGCTTGCGTAGAAGCAGCAACAGGACCATATATGTCTGCGCCGCCAGTTGTCAACGCCGCACCCTTGTTAATAAAAGTATTTGCCATATTACCCTCCTAGAGCTATGGCCATGGCTACGGCCGTTCCTGCTGGGTCACCACCACCACCTGGCGCTGCCCAACCTACTGTGTCCGAACTCGATGTATATGTTAATACATGACCATCTGTGACACCAGATGAAACACTTAGCGTATCAGCCGCATTAGCTACCAATACAGATCCTTTAGCTATTGTAGTGACCCCTGTCCCCCCACCACCTACAGCCAAAGTGCTAGCTAAGGCAGTAGCAAGAGATGCGGTACCGGTTACATTGCCAGTTAATGGCCCAGCAAAAGCAGTTGCTGTTATTGTACCTCCAGCACTTAGTGTGGCGGTTGAGTTTTGTATTGTTTTACCGCCCGTACCATCAAACGTTGCTATTGCATCGTCTGTAGAACTTCCTGGACCACTAACATCACCAATTCCTGATCCAGAAACTGCCGCCCACGAAGCGCCACCGGATCCATCCTCCTTTAGGTATTTTGTTCCACCAGTCTCTCCGGTAGACTTTACTTCAGTTCCTTCTAAATCTATATATGCACCATCAATAGCCGTACCAGTCCAAGAACCAGCTGTAACAGCACCAACATCAGTGATAACAAAATTAGAGCCAGTATCTTGAATTAACTTGCCTGTAAGTGTATCGAAACGAGCAACAGAGTTATTTATAGAGCTAGCAGGTCCTACAACATCACCGCCTGTACCTGAACCGGTAGATGCAGCTGTTAGTCGTCCCTGTTGATCTACAGTGATGCTAGCGAGTGTATACGAACCAGGAGTTACTGCTGTGTCAGCGATATAACCTGCTGCTATATCTGTACCTTGCCATACACCTGTTCCAATTGTTCCTACAGTAACTAAGTTAGCAGCAGTTGTAATAGCTGCTTGTGTTCCACTAGTTACCGTTGCCGCTGTGGTTGCTGTATCTGCGTTACCAGTTAATGCACCAACAAAATCTGTAGACGTAACCGAAGTCAAACCCGTAATGGTTGTATCAAGATTTAATGTTACCGTGCCACTAGTACCACCGCCGTTTAAGTTAGTACCGGCTGTAACACCTTCTATATCACCGGTTGAAACAACATCAGATATCAATGCTTTTTTCGTAGAATTATCTGTTATATCTTGGATTATAATGTAATCAGATGTTACCGCGGTAACTGTAGCTAAATTGCTAGCATCTACAGATAATTCATATTCTGGGTTGGCCGCTGCATAAGCTGAAGAGGTCTGTGCTAAACCACTATTCGAACTTGTTTTTATACCGCTTAATATAAAATCACGAACAACAGAGGCTTGCACTTTCTCATCAGTTAATGGTGCTTCCTTTGTTAGGTACAGAAAATCATTATATGAAAGGTTCGATGTAGATCGAGCCGTCATATTGATTACTTTTAAAGTCGGCATATAAAGTTCCTACGTAGATGTAGCTGATGTGATATATGTATCTGTGCCTACAGCTGGCGTTATAAACGTGCTAGACGAAATAATATTATTGATTTGTCTAGTGACGCTAGAACTAAGTTCTTGCTGATCTGTAGATACGGAAAGTACGAAACTAGATGTACGTTTGAATCTACGATGACGCTGCGTTAGTGCTGCTCTTATACGACCTAGCAATGATTCCAATTGCCCAGCGTATATCTCGTAATCAGGTTGTCTATAATGCGCTTTCATGGTTGTAATACCATGAAGCAATATTAATTGAGGCTCTATCGATGTTAAATCGATATCCTCTGCAAAAGGTTTTAAACCAGAATTATACTCTAGTCTAATGTTATCTTCAGATGTATCAGGAGCTGGCCATAACTCTAGCTTCGGTACACCACCATCCTCTAAAACATCCCAACGTTCTGGAAGTTGTGTGTTTATGGATTCAAAGTTATGCTCTGCTGTAGAGATACCTGGTGGGATAGCAATGTAATTCTCATCGCCAGCGCGCTTAACAGATACAACTAATGGTTTGCGTAAATTGCAATCACTAGGAACATTATATGTTGTTTGATTAGCAACTGTGGTACCTGGAATGGTATCATTTATTTTGTTGGTTAATACGTCGCCAAACTCATAAAATAACTGTTCTTGTCCGCTTCTTAAAGCAGAGTTAAGCAGATCCCTTTGGAGTATAGCACCACTACCAGAGGCGCTAAATCCTAGTCTCTGAGCTAGCTCTGTTCTTAGACTTAGCAGTGTTCTCGCTGCCATCTATTTTCTTCTCCTTTTCTATAACACGATTTATAGCGACTTCGATACCATCTATGTAGCTTGCACCAAATACTTCCTTCAACTTATCAATTCCATGAGCATCTTCCAACCTGCTTACCTCTGATTCGATACTATCTATTTCGTGTCTTTCGTCAGACTTACCTACTATATCAAGATTTTCTTGACCCCAACCAGATAACCATATAGGGAATTCATGTGCTGGTAAGATCTTATTAACAGCAGAAAATTGATCTTTTTTTACAAGAATTTTTAAAATCGGTACATTCATGTTTCTCTCCCTTGAAGAATCGAGGGGGGCCGAAGCCCCCCAAGACTCAGATTTTACTACGTAGCTAAACCGTTAGCCATAATTACACCGTGACAATTACTGCGATTCGCGGTTAGCGCGCCCCGCCATGTCATGCCCCAGTAGTAGTTATAACTCGTATGCTCACGGGGAGGCTTCCTCGCGATCATATCATTATCCTGAATCGGACGTAGAGTCAGGTGGTTCGTGTTGAGAAAATAACAACGCTTCGACCAATCAACAGTCAAACCGTTACTTACCTTCGCACCAGTGATACCATCTAGATCTTCGAACACCGGATCCCAGATAATGGGTATGCCTTGGAAGAACAAACCAGTGAATGTGCCGCCATCTTTAATTTCTAGCGAAGCATCCATGTTCCAAGGAGATTGTGCCGTTCCCGGCTGTACAGCATAACGACTTAGTTTAGCATCAACAGCTGCTTCGTATGAAGTAATGAAGTCAGTACCTGCCAAAAGGAAGTTCGGGCTTCCGCCGTTCTTCTGACATTCACGCCACATCGTCTGCATAGGAGCAAGCAATTCATCACCAGGGTAACCATTACCATAAGAAGCACCAGTCGTTATATTAAGACCAGCACCCATATCGATTTGATTACGCCAGTAAGAGTTAGCAGCTCGATCGATACCGCCCATTGTGCCAGTGTGAGACACGCAAGGAACGATAAAGTCAAGACCGTTGATAGCTTTGTTAGCTAGTGAAGTACCGCCACCTACGCCAATCGTACCATCGAGATGCAAAGACTGATCGAGGATCTTCTCGAAGCCCAGTCGAAGCACTTCCATAGCTTCATTGAATACGTTTGTTAGCTGTACGAGACCCGCAGCACTTGAATTGCGCGGGCTCTGTGAGTCACCAATAAGAATACCGTTACCAAGTAAGTAGTCTTCGGAGAACTGGAAACCGTCATGCGCCGAGTTCCAAGGATAATAAGCCTGTCTCACAGTATCACGAGTGTTATAAGTAACTGCCGATGAAGTGTTTAGCGCTGAATCACCAAACCACTCAAAGTTGTTACCATAACCCGTACGAATCTGCTCGACGATATTTTCTTTACCGCCGCCCCAAGGCTTTTTCTTAGCCATTAGAGCTTTGAGCAGGGGACGTTCGGTCGCAACCTGGTCAATAGGTTTATTCTTCAAATAGTTCTGAAGAGCTACATATCCTAGCTGGGTAATATCATTGGCATGTAAAGCAGTTTGAGTTGCCATTTATTTCCCTCCAAAAGGAATGTAATTATGTGGAACAGGGGTGACCACACGAAGGTCTATACGTGCTACTGGTGATGAATCCAGCTCTCATCTAATCCTGTTAGTTATGCATGGCATCCAAATGAGCCTGTAAAAATTCTGGTGTTACTTCTGCCTGAGTTAATTCAGCCGCATTAACTGTGCCACTGTTGCCTACACCCGGTGCTAGGGGCCGAGACCGTTTACTAGCTTGACCATTCGAGGTTCCGGCAACTGTCATTCCCCTCGAGATCATGTTGTACTGATTCTGCAAGACTGGCAACCACTGATCAGGTGGTACGTCAGAGTTTGCAAGTTTAGTACCCATTTCTATCATTATATCCTTCTTCAAGCTATAGTCGGGATCTTTTTCAGTCAAATCTTGTTCCCAATGTTCTATGTTCTGAAAAGCAGTATTCTTTTGAACCTCAATTTGATGTGACTGCTGTTGATATTGATTTTGATATTCTTGAAAATTATTGCGAGCTTGGTTGACAGAGTTTTCTGAAACCCTTTGAGATGCTAATTTACTCGCCCACTCTTCACTCATTTCTAAATTTTCTACTGCATTAGACAGATCTTCAAAATCATTAAAGCTTGATTTCTCATTTGTAGTAGATTCTACACCTAGTGTTTTAGCTACTTGGTCTGAGAATTTATCCAAGGCTTTTAAAGAGTTTACAGCTGTCGTATAATCACCAGAATTCAAACCTTTAAACATCTCTAAAGCCCAACCTAATTGCTGAGGGTTTGTCGTGCTTGTTTGGATAATATCAGCTATTTGGTTGTTTCCCTGCATTAATGACTGATATTCAGCCTCCACAGATTTAGCTCTATCTATCCAGTGTTGGAACCTTTCCTGCGCTTTTGGTTTTAAACTCTCATAGACTTCTGCGTCCTCTGCATTTAAGTCTGATGCCTCTTGTAGTCCCTCGCTTGCTTGAAATTCTTCTTCTGGTTCTTCTGCAATATTATCCCCACTCCCCGTGTCTTGCTGTGCGTCCTGAGCTTCTTGGTAGGTGGGAGTTTTAACGTCTGATCCTGCGACGACTTCTGACTCTGGTTCGGCATCAACTCTCTCCTCTGAAGCTTCAACTGGCACGTCTTCTGCGACCGGATCATCTCTGTGTAAGTCATCTAATGCCTCCGACATCACATCAAAGGTTGATTGCTGTACCTCTTCAGCTTGCTGCGTCTCGGCCATTTACATTTCTCCCTGTGGTGGTCGATGTTGGTTTCTAGATCTCTGCATCACTCTATTATTAGGAGCGTTCATAACCTCGTTTGCGCCCTGTGGTGGTGGTGGTTGCTGCACTGCATTAGGCATACCTTGCTGTTGTCCTTGGCCCATAGACTGTTGCATCATCATGTTTTGCATCATGTGCTTTTGAATTTCTTCAGGCATTGGTGGCAAAAATTTAGCAATATCTATACGCTCATCAAAGCGCTTAAATGTTTCTTCTAATAATTGGACATAAGGGTTAAACTGATCTGGAACGCCAGATTGTCGCATCATTTGTACCATTTGAATATTCTGCATTATAATCGGCATTAACTCTATCCAACGCATTCGCTCCTCGTTGGTGTTTGGCATACCAGTACTACCAGCTGCTATCTTGATAAAAACAGAATCATAAAGTTGCTGCTTATTAAGTATAGGCCAAAATGCTTGTGGACCAGCAATTTCTATTGCTCTCTGTGGTTCGATCTCTTGTAATAACACTTCGGCAGAATACCAAGCTATATCTTTCAACCAATCTTCTGTTATATCAATCTTCTCTTGCATTCTAGACGCCATACCTTCCTGCTGTATATTGGCTTCTGTTGCTGTCTTTGCACGCATAATACCACCGCGTTGCGCATCGCCTAGACCGCTTATCCATTCCATATCGGTTCTGATTGGTGTGGTGTCATAGACTATTGGGTTCATAGGTGGAGTCTGCACGGGTTGGAAAACCTGATTAACACCTAAACCAGATGCGTTAATCATAGCAATCTCACCAATAGTTGCGTTACTAAAAACTTCTATATCTTCCTCGTTCACACGAGACGCATCCGCTACATAGAATGGAGCTGATAACTTCCTATGCTCTGCTAATTGATCACGTACAGTATTGTACTCATCTTGCAAACTCATCATTAACTCTGTCTCAGATACTGGCCATTCTTGCCCATCAATCCAGTTGAGACCAAGAACAAAGTATGGAAAGAATCGCTCGCCCATCTTTGTTGGCACCATAGGTTCTCTACACCACTTGTCACTACCTTCGCACCAGGTATACACGGTTTGAGTTGTCTTATCCCAATACTCCCACACAGCAATAGCTAAATTAACATCTTCTTCTCCACTGTAAGATGCGCTATCTTTGTTTAATCTATTTGCAATTCCCTCTGTCGTTCTGCGGTATATAGTATATTTTTCAATATCTTTCTTAGTCAGTTGGAAACGCTCCATTACATCCGAAGGGGTCATCCAAGTAACATTAGCTATCCACCGCGCAGAATTATAATCTTGTAAAGAATCAAGAGAAGTATCCATTCTAAAATCTTCAGGACGAACAAATCCTAGATTTAAACCCTCTTGCTGCATGACCTCAACCCTCTGTGATAAAGAGTTTATTGTCATTTTTATTTCTTCTACAAGTTCGTCTTTATCGCCATAGTATCCATCACCAGATTCTAGTTGACGTATGTCATCTTGTATTTTTGCTAAACTATCTTGCGCGTCATTAAACTCTCTACTGATCAGTGGATCCTTGTAGTAATCTCTCTGATACGTTACTTTCACTATACCAATCTTGCTGGTCATACAAGAACGCAAGACTTGTTTTGCAATCTTTTTTAGCTTTGCCTTCGTTAGCGACTCATTAAGTATAATTTCCAAAGTGTTAGAGAATAGATCTGCCACTCTATATTGAGATCCCTGTGGGTCAACATTTAAACCAGGTCGTATCTTGATTTCAGGGTTCTTCGAATAAATGTGCGGCAACAAACCCTGCAGTGTAGCGTGGATAATGTTACCCTTAATCAATCTTTTGCTTTGGCTGAATAACTGTTCTGAACTCATACCCATTGTTCTATCATTCAACCGCCCAAGGGAATAACGCCGAGCAGACTCTATCTCTTTGTATCTAGCTTTCCATTTTTGATAAGAAAGCTCTACATTCTGTTGATACTTTCTAATTAACCCCTTCGCATCTGCAGGGATGCCCACGTTAGCATTTGGGTTAATATTATTTAAGCTTAAATCTTCCATTGCTATATCTCATACAGTTCATCGAGTTGATCAAACCAATCCATTGTAAACTTAGCTGGCCCTGTTACCTTAGGTTTAGGTTTTAGTTTCCTGGCTCTCTTCATCATTAGTCCGTATCTCGTTGCGTCAAAGAGGTGATCCTCCGCGCTCGTGTCAATATCTTCAATCCTCTTAGGGTCAGCAGGTAAGGAAGGCACCGTGCGCAACCAGTGCTGACAAGTATTAAATACCTTGAGAGTCCCACTATTGAGTCTATCAACCATTTCTTGTAAACCCTGAACTCTAGATCCGGGGCCCTTCGAACTAGCCTCCCACATAATACCATAATCAGCAAATACGTCTGCAACACTCTTCTGACGACCGTCTCGCATAAATATCGCCGAGTCCGCCACATTATTTCTGAATCTAACGCGTTGCGCACGCTCATCTTGTTCAAGATCTAAAATCCCCCTTGCGATATCTTCTATTGGTGTTTCACTTCCCTTGTTCGGTTTAGAGCTCCAATAACGCTCTCTGTAGATATAGATTATACCATCATAGTCTTGTGTGAACCAGACGCATCCAGCTGGGGATTTGTATCCATGGTCGTAAGATTTCCACCTTCGCCACTCTAGCGGAACATCAAAAGGTTCAACAACGTGTATAGATGGATCCCAAACGTTTTCGAAGAAAGCTCCCGGAGCTATGTTCCAGTCACCTTCTAACCAAGCCTTAACTAGCCATGGAGGTCCACTACCTTTTATCCTTTCAATATAACCAGGATCATTATCCATGAGTGGTTTGTTGTCTTGAATCTTGGATGGTATGAATATTCTGTTCTTATCATCAACGTCGATGTATCGCTCTTTTACCCAACCATGTCCTGGCCCGCCTGGGTTAGCAGATGCCCTGAATAGAACCGGTACGCCGGCAGCCGAACGCATAGTAGCCCCGAGCAAATCTATAGGATCGGACGACGGCCAGTTGCCAAGTTCGTCAAAGCCTAGGAAAGTTACGGAAAAACCCTGCAGCTTCATAGCATCAGCGTCTTCATCAAGATGTTTTAGTTGTAGTACAGACCCGCTGGGAGAGACCCATTTTCGCTCCCCGACTTTCCATTCCCAACCTTCCTGTACGAAGACATACTGACCCAGCTTAACGAGTTCCCCCGTTTCTGGAAACGTTCTGCGGAACAGAAGACCTTGCGCCTCCCTTCCGTATTTCTCTGCATGCTTGCGAAACGCTAAAAGCATTCCAACACTTTTAGAACCTCCTCGCGCTCCGCCAAACAGTATATGAGGATGCTCACTATTAACAAACTTCTTCTGTGGACCGTCGAGCGCCGTCCAGCGAGTCTTCCGCGTTTCCACGCGTCGTTGCATTTCTGATAATAGTAGAGCACGTATCTCTTCCTTTGGCAAACCGTTTGACAACGCCATAGCAAGACTCATGTGTCAGTAGTCTCCACCATCTCATATGAGGAAACGAATCCAGTACCAATAGATCTATCCTGCGTCCAAATACCGTCTCCTAAGTCTGGCGCCGCGTATGCAGCTCTTGTCCATCTACTAGCTTGATAAATGACACGCATAATACCAGCATTAATATCTCTCGTGATATATGTAACAAACCAAGGGTTTAGTTCTGTAATAGTTAGCGGGGTTGTATGGGTAGCTGCGCTACCGGCCCATCCTCGACCACCGACCGCTGGTATAACAAACTCGTCATTACCACTCGCGCTGGTGTTCGATGGGTTGATAGAAGTATAATATATACCCTCAGAACCAATCTGTATATAACCCGGCGCAGGCCAAGTTGTTAGGGATACAGGCGTGGCCTCAATGATCAGGTCTCCGGCACCTATCGTTGCCACCAATGTCGACGTTTTGTCGCCATTAAAGTAGCCACCATTAGATGCCCCAACCCGCACACCATGCCAAATAGGATCACCTGTACCTATAGATATTTCCGTTACTTCTGTAGTGGTTCCAGTAGTGCCCGCATTCATGTAGGCTAACAAATCTGAATAAGTATAAGAACCGTTAAGCGTCAGTATCCTCTGGATGCCTGTTATAAGGTTTGGCGTTGCCATTTTTTACGAATGAGCACCATATGATGCACCCTTCATTGCATTAGCAATACTCTTCTTTTTAGCCTTCTTCTTCATTGGTTTCCCAGTAGCGGCAGATTCTTGTTTAGCCGCTTTCACACCTTCTGGTGTGTAATCAAAATGTTTCTTTCCTACAATTGGCATAACTACCTCCTAACTAGGACGACCTTGATATTTATCATCAGTACTACCCCTCATGGCGCTAGCAATTCCCCTACCGCCCTTACCTTTACCACCAAACATCTGGCCTTTGCCACCACTCGGCCTATCTCCACCTAGAGTGCCAACGTGTGCGCCTCTGCCTTTAGGGGGTCCAGAATAACCTCCTCTACCGCCCGAGGGCGCAGAGTAATCTCCTCTATTGGTAGAGGGTCCACCTCGTGGCGGGTCAGCTATAACAGGTCTCTTGGGTTTGGGTGGGATCCCCGCCGCCCTTCTTGCTGCAGCAGCTGCTTTTTTAGCCGCCCATTCAGGAGACGCATGCACTTTAGTTCTATGCGCTGCTCTTACCCTTTCTTGTTTAGCCGCCCATTCGGGAGATGCATGAACTCTTGCTCTATGCTCTGCCTGACGTGGTGTTAATCGTCTTGGTTTGGTCATGCTATCCTCCTAAGCTGGGATATTTACGGTGTACCGCTTTCCTAATACCGCTAGGATTTGGTGCGTTATGAGCATAGCTTAACGCAGCTTTAGCTCTTTTTCTTGTGTTAATTGGATATGATCCTTTTGGAGCACCTCCAGATGGGCCTGCGAAGCTCTTAACCCCTGGGTATTTACCTGCGTTAGAACCACCGGGTTTCTTTCTGTCTGCGCTATAATCACGCTGTTTAGCTGGTCTAGTTATCATGTCAATGCTATATAGCAATCAAGATCTGCGCCGCTTGCAGAATAAGCACTGATAATCTGAAGATCTTCTAATACTGGGGTTGCCACGGTGGTATCATCATCCGCTTCCATCATCGTTGATGCTGTGGTTAACATGAAACTACCACTTGGTTCAACCTCTACCCAACAATTTGTAGCATTACCTCGTATGTTTATACTGACTGTGTTGGTATCATCCTTATTAGTGATACGCAAGTATTTAACGTTAGCCCGCACAAATTCACCAGCTGCAACTGCTCCACCGAAGTTAAACAAAGTTCTAACATTGCCAGAATCTATAGTTACAATACGCTGGTTAATTTCGTTAATAGAAGCTATAGACAGTGTATTTGTGGCCCCCATATTGGACCCATTCAACGTGATACTTTCTGTAGTTGTCACGGTCAGTGTAGCCGAACTAATTGTTGATGCCATCGTCTTCCCTCTCTATTCCTGTTTCAAAGTCTTTCATTAAGTCAACCAGTTCTTGATCGCTTAATCCCTTCACAGATTCATTGACGTTTATATTCTGATCTAACGCCCGCATTGATGGAACACAACGTTCTACCAAGATTCTAGCTGCCTGAACATCCCCTTCCTTTGCAGCGTTAGCTAGTACCTCAATAACATCTGGCAGGTGGTCGCTAATCTGACTCCTTAACTGAGCCATCGTTTTTTGACTCTTTCGCGGTCTCCCTCTTGGGTTGCCCGATTGTCCTTGTTTCCACGGCATTATGTCCAACCTCCTGCACCCGATCCACCGTCTCCACCGCCATAAGAATCTCCACCGTCTCCTCCCCCGCCGAAGCTTAAGCCAGCATGGTGTCCGCCTCTCGGTGCTCCGCCTTTCGATTTGCCTCCGCCGCCAAATGATAGTCCTTTGTGGTGTCCTCCTTTTGGAGCTCCACCAGGCGCCTTACCCTTTCCCCCGCCTCCACTCTTCTTGCTAGCTCTAGCTTTAGCTGCTCTCGCCATTGATGATTTTCTTGCACTGGCCGCTTCGGCTGCAGCTTTGTGTCCATATGGGTCATGGTCAGAGACACCATCATCCCGTGGAGCGGCTCGCGCTGGTGCAGCTGCAGGAGCAGGAGCAGAAGCAGGGGTAGATGCTGCTCGAGGAGTTGAAGTAGCAGCTGCTGCCCTGCCTGGTAGACCTAATAAACCTTTAAACCCTGTTACCGCTGTTGGGTTCATAGCTTTAGTATGCGCTGAATATGGATCTTCATCATCCTTTTCAGTACGACTACGTGAGCGACTACGAGCCCCAATGTGTCCAGGAGCTATAGCGGTCATGCCAAAGTGAGGTGCAGCACCACGCACTCCAGATGCGCCCATAACGCTCATAGTCCCCATGTCACGACTAGATGGATCTGGATCACTATAAATACCCTGGTTACCTGCTAATGTAACTACAGCATCTTCCATTTGTTGTTGGATAGCAGCGATGTCTTGCATATTTCTATCCCAAGAACCCTTGTATCCAAACTTACTTTTACCAGAACCTTTAACTGCTTGGGCCAAATTATGTAGTTGACCTGCAGTAGCTAGACTTTCTACTTTTCCAGGATTTAATTGATTCTCTGCAGGCATTTGTGACATAAAGTTTGCCATCTTGTCTCTTTGGCCTTGTGCTCTACTAACGCCAGGAACTTGCCCAGGCGTCATGCCTGTTTTGTCTTTTCCTAGGTTTTTTCCTACGGTACCATATGGACCAACCTGATCAAAATTTTTAGTAAATTGACGTTCACCCCTACTGTGTGCTTGATGTCTATCCCAACCCTCACTGTCCACGCCATAAAGGCCAGATAGTGCGGCTCTACTTACTGGATTTGTTGCCATATGTGTCTCCTGCCCCCCAGGAATAAGACATATATTCTACCATACTGTAAAAAAATTCAGAAAAAATTTAGTTTCAAAAAAAGAAGGATCCTGTGTCTCCGTATCAGAACAGACCCCCAATATTATAATATTCTAATATTACTCTATAGTTCAATTGATTTATAGGTAAATGATTATGTGCTAATGTACTGTGTGCTTATTTTAATTCACATTTTTTATTTCTATAATTGAGAGTCATTTCAATTTCAACTACCAAGGGGCCACACCCACTATGAGCAAAGCACCAATGAAACTTCACACACAAAAAGGCAAGCGTCGACTTTGGCTCGAAGAGCAGAAGTACGGGCTGCCGGGCTTCGCATGCGGTTCGCGATTCAACGTAGTGTACAACGAAGATTCTGTCGAAATCAAAGCTGATCCGAATGGCACCAACACGGTGTTCACGAGAGTCAAGAAAGCGTCAAAGAGAATTCCACAAGATCGTAAATTTTCCATCGTCGGAATTCACAATTCTCGTCTCAAGGAGCTCTTTGGAGATACTGAGAATGGTGTAGATACTCCGGTATCGTATGAGATGTCAGAAGGCTACATCAAGATCATGGTGGCATCATGACTGGTCTTGAAATTCTAGTCTGCACTACATCGTTCTTCTTTCTTGCTTACGTTTTTCTTTGGTTACACAAGCAGTAAATTCTGGGGCCCTTCGGGGCCCTTTTTTTTCATGATGTTTTCGCCAATTTTTCGCGAGATGAGGTCGGTTATTCTATTGGGAGACCGGTTACGGATGTTTTCGCCTAGCATATCATAATATTCTAATATACTACTTACTGCCCCACCCCGAAGGCAGGGAAGTATATTAGCATTTCATTATATTCTAAAGATGCTTAGAGGACTGGGGGGCCAGATCCTCTTAAGAATCTCAGATTCTCGTGCGTGCGCCCGAGCATCTTGATTAAAACAGAACCTCAGATAAGATAAAGCGTTGATAATATTATGATCTTGTGATATACCAGCACCATTGTTATCTATGATTATCTGTTTGATAATCTGATGCTTAATTTAAGTTACATTTTTAAAAACTAGAGTTGGAGATACATTTTTTTTTATAACATTGAGGTATTTTATGGGCGTTCCAAACCATTATCGCCAAGAGGCGATACGTAATATGTATAGCAGGTGTATCGAGGCTAATGACTGGAGTACTTACAGTCGGACGATGCAAATTGAGTCTGAGTGGGACGATCTGAGCAATGAGCTGAGGATGGACTATGCGGACTTTGAGGAGTACGAGGAAGCTGAGTGGATGTTAAATAGTCGTATATACGATGATTCAAACATTAACCGATGGAGCTAAAACATGTCAGGAATTGAACTGAAACCGATGAAAATCCATACGCAAAAAGGTAAAAGGCGCTTGTGGCTTGAGCAGCAACGATACGGGCTTGAGGGTTTTACACCGGGTTCCAAGTTTAAAGTTACATATCATGCCGATTCAATCGAGATCGAGGCTGATCCTGAAGGGTCTAACAAGGTCTTTACTCGAGTTAAAAAGGCATCGAAACTCCACCCAACTGAGCGACAGTTTGCAATCGTTTCGTTACACAACAGTAAATTAAAAGCTATATTTGGTGATACCGACGATGGTATCGATACTGAATGTCGTTATGAGCAAATGCCTGGCTATTTAAAAATATGGCCAGTAAATGCAGTAGCGGTTGAACAGGTATATGCCGAAGCTGCGTAAGTAACATTAAGCACCAGCATCTCAAGAACGGGCCGACCAGCGACGCCACGTGAAAGATGTTGGTGCTTTTTTTTATCTTGAAAACGAGGACAATGAGATGAAGTGCGAGATTTGCGGTGAGAAACTGTACTATAGTCAGGAAGAGAATGGTCTTTGTTGGTCTTGTCAACAAAAGACAGAGACTGGTAAGTGCAAGACTTGCGATGAGACATTAACTGTTTTCGAGCTGTACGGTAATGGAATGTGTTGGTATTGTGAGAAAGACGATGGACAAACCAATATAATCGAGATGACAACAATGGATGATTGGTGCACATGATAAAATGCGAGATCTGTGGTGGAACTGAAGAGGTTGTAAATGATATATGTTGGTGGTGTGAGGCAGCTGCAAATGATCCAGATCCATATGTCGATGATAGTCTCAATGAGGTCAGTATGGGACGATTTGATGATGATCCTCCAGAGTGGTAATGGCGCTTAGTTTAAGTTACATTTGTTTAATCTATATATAGAGGTAAAACTTATGACCGAAATCTATACACATAGAGTATACAGTGACATACCAAGGCGAGTTCGTAACCGTATCATAGCTAATGTTCAAGCTATCATTGAGCAGCACGGCGATAATCCTGATCAGCGAGAGGACATGATCGACGATCTTATCGATGTGGCATATGACTCGTATCACGTTGGATGGCAGTCTGGATTCATTGATGACACTCAAGAGGATCATGACTTAAGTAATTTCAACCCCGGAGGATCAAAATGAGGTTCATACCAGAGCCTGAATGGCGGTTTAACCAAGAATCTTTTCGTAACGCTTGCAATTCGGAGCGTTCACGGAGGATACGCAGTAACTTTAAACGTTTACAAACTCAACGACGGAGAGCAATGTACAATGCGCAAATACGCGACGCAACGACTTATAGCTAAAGATGTACCAGTTCACTTGAAAAGCCTATTCGAAGGACAGAACCTTCGGTTTCGTGGACGTGGTTCACGTGTGAAAGCTGTTGAGAGAGTAATGAGCAGCAAGGCTCTTCGTACTAAGTACGATGCAGGACCTGGCTTGTTAGCACGATTCATGCAAGATCTACCGCTTGAATTTGCTGATCGTATGTCTGTATATAGCCGTAGCTGATCAGGCGTTAGGAGTCTGGTTAGGATGATACGCCGGCTATAAATTAGGTCCGAGTAAGCCCGGATATGTACGAGAGCTGGCAACGGACCTACCGCCCTGAGCATGGCGTTAAACTGCTCTTTTTTAACATCTAAAATATGGAGTACGACGAGACAATGAACGAGTCACCTTGTGACACATGTCATAACTACTGGGTCTGCGTAGAAGGATCCAGAGCCTGTTCAGACTTTAAGTTATTCTACGATACGGGTAAGATCACCCATCATGACCGCTCACCTAATTGGTATATCGACATGCCACCACTAGCTATCACTGTGAGAGAGCTCTCAGAACGCTGTGGCTTCGGCAAAGAAACTAACAAACTGAAACACTGGCTGGGCTTGAAAGTCTATCAACTGATAGAGGATCCGCTTGGCTTTTACTTTTTGAGGCACTTAGATGGTGGAATCGAGGATCTACACGAAGGAAAAAGCAGCAAAAGACTACGATACGCTAAAGCTGCATGCCGCCAGGTGGTGTTGGAAGCGAAAGCACGAGAAAGTACCACCCGCCAATACGATCACTTGGGAGCAGTGGTTCGGCGAAAAATGGGGCGAAACATTGCAGAACTACGCAGCGACGAAGATAGCAGCGAGGAGAAACAAGTAAAATGGGTAAAACTATCAGAAACAATGTGGTAGCAAAGCATTCTGAAAAGTATAATAAGCCGAAGACAATACGTGACAAGAAGAAGGACTTCTACAGGCCTGATGCTAAGAGAGAGTTTGAAGAGGCTATTGAGGATCTATCATTCGATGAGGATAACCGTAAAGATGCGATCATCATACAGTACCAGGATGATCTAGCCAGGAGTCAAGAAGATGGATGGCCATACGAGGACTGAAATGGACTGCACAACTGAAGCTGTCATGTTGTTTGAGGATGTAGTAGATGTATTCGAGCACCGTATGATCGAAGGATGTATAGCTAACGAATTTAAGTGTACGTACAATGCTGAAAAGGGTGAGTTCGTAGCTGAGATCAATGGTAAATTTTATGTGTCAATGACTAGGGAGAAGCGATGAGGTTCAGGACATTACAAGATGCATATGAGGGTATGCGGTACGAGTTGAGGATGAATGGCAGCGAGGTTGTAGCCAAGTCCTCCAAGGGAGACAGCAAGGCAATAGAACTACTCAACCAGAGTATTACTATTGAAGACGTCTGTCAGCTTAACATATACAATCCAAAGAGAAAGTTCAATGTTCGCTACGCTATACTCGAATTTATGTGGTATCTATCGATGGATCCAAAGGTTAGAAATATTGGGAAAGCAGCCTCTATCTGGAAAGATATTGCTGATAGCGATGGTGTCGTACATAGTAATTATGGCGGTTGTCTTTATCGGGGCTGGGATCGAGTTGTTAATGAGTTGGTGAGGTTTCCAGAGTCAAGGCGAGCTGTGATAGCCTTGAATCAGCCTGATACAGACTATGGTATGAAGGATGTACCATGTACTATGTTTGTTCAATTCTTTATCCGAGATGGTAAGCTGGACATGATCTGGAATATGAGGTCCAGTGACTTTGCATTCGGGTTCTGTAACGATGTAGCTGTGGGTATGCTGTTCATGCAGATGATGCGTAACGAACTGCTTAGCGCAGAAGATGAGTGGATACAACTGGGTTCATTCACATACAATGCGACATCGTTCCACTGCTACGATAATCACTGGTCTCTTATCTTCGATGACTACCACAATGAGGTATGGGATAAGTTTGAGTTGATCGAAGATTTTACGTGGCAGCATGTTATGCAGGATATGCTTTACTTACCAAGCAGAGATATGTCACTGGATGGGATGTGGGCTATGGTCGATGAGTTCAAACAAGAGCATTTCGTGGGAGGTAAACTATGAGTAGAAGTATACTGGAAGAAGCACAGGACATCGTATATAAAAATGCGGGTGGGCATGACTATGGTTCATTCGACCAGAACATGCAAGATGCTTGTAACTTTGCTATGGTGATGACAGGTAACGCTGTGACTATCGATATGGCCTATGCTATACTGATCGGTCTTAAGTTTGCAAGAGAGAAGCAGGTACATCGGATTGATAACATGGTAGATGTTTGTGGTTACATGGCTGGATGGTCTGATTACAAAGAGAAACAAGCATGGGCTGACGCCAAGAACAACGATCCAGAATTGCATGCAACAGAACAACAGAAACGGGAGGTAGCAGAGGATGGCGATACATATAGAGATAACGACGGACGAGAAGAGCGAAGCACAGGCAGCGTTCCAGTTAGTGAGCTTCCTTAACCAGTTGGATGTAACAGGTAAAATAGAGGCTTCATGGACTGATCGTAAGCCTATGTCAATCACAGTCGACTGGTCTGGTCGAGTTGAAACTATCAAGGATCATGTAGAATGAGCTTACCACAAGTACTAAGGTTCTGTAAAATACGGGATGTAATGTCTCCATCAAGAGCACATCAATATGATGCGGGTATTGACTTCTACGTGCCAGCTGACTATAAATCAGAGGGTATACAGCCAGGTCACTCACAGAAAATAGCTAGCGGTATCAAGGCTGATGTTACAGTGGGTATGGCATTAGTAGCTTTCAATAAATCGGGTGTGGCTACAAAGCACGGGCTTCAGGTTGGTGCTTGCGTTGTAGATTCAGGTTACGAGGGTGAGATACATCTGCATGTAATGAATGTCAGTCATCGTAATGTATTCATACTGCCTAATACTAAGCTGGTTCAGTTCCTGTATCTTCCCATTGCTCTGCCTCAGGTTATAGAGGTTGAGCAGCATCGTCTATTTGACATCCAATCACAGCGAGGTGATGGCGGTTTTGGAAGTACAGATGACTTCGGTGGTTGGGACTTCGGTAAGGAATTAACTGTCGGGCAAGAGTTATGAAAGAGTATCAAATACAAGATATGACAGAAATAGCGGAAGCTATAAAAAGCGGGGACCCAGCAGAGAATGATATAGGTACAGTTAAAGATGGGTTCTTTTGGTTCTCTGACGAGATAGCGTGGGCAGCTCAGTGGCAAAAAGACAAGGAACAAGATTCTCCAGATGGGTACTTTGCTATGCTGTTAGATCCAGATATCTTTGAAGACGAGGAAGACGAAGAAGAGATAATGGCGGGTATAGAGTATTGGTGGCATCGTAGTCAGATCTACTCAGCTGCGTATCTGATCAACAACAAGCCACTAGTAGCTAGTCGATATACTGAAGATATAGCTAATGATAGCTTAAGAGATCTGTTGAGAATGCAGAACGAAGTTAAGGAGGTTTTTGCTAAGAAAGGCGTAAAGGTAGGTGTTGATGCCAAACCTAAGGATATCTGGATGGTTATAAGAACCACAGCTCAAAACATACATGACAACGTACGAGGGATACATTGAAACAATCCGAAAACTTTTGTATCTTACCCAATAGCTTACTCCCGGCTATGAGTGAGCTCAGCAAGGGAGAGATCAGGGCTCTGATAGGTGTGCTATCCTTCAGAGACCCTAACAGTACTAACCTAGCGTTCCCGAGTATCAACACCATAGCTAAGCGGTGTGGTATGACTCCAAGTTATTGCAGTAAGCAGTTGAATCGTATAGCAGAACGAGGCGGGATACTCAAGATCAACCGGCGGTTTAACAACTCTAATACTTACGACTTTGTATGGACAGGGTGTACGCCCCCCGTAGAGGGTGTACTTGAGCCCCCCGTACACGTACCGCTACCTAATAGACCATCTAATAGACCACTATCTGTAGGAGAGTTTTTAAAGCAATATCCTAAACCATCTCCACCATCTGGTTGGCAGAGCTATATATGGGCTAATGCAACTAGAGAATGGAAGGACAAAGGACTGGAAGAGATTAAGGATCAAATATTTCTGGACATACGTGACCGCTTACAAAGAGAATGGCGCGACGTGGAGTATTGGCCTAACCCAGCTACTTACCTCAAGCAGCAGTGGTGGACACAACCTATGGAGGGTCGCACGACAACGGATCGCGAGACATCTGATACGAGGTATTTCTAATGGATGAAGTAGCATGGATGTACGAGCAAGATCCTGCGCGTATGAAACCAATAGAGGAAAGTCATGGAGAGTTTGTCTCACCCATATCGGAAGAGTTACTTAAAGAGATCTGGGAATATATACAAGACGGAAATAACATGGTCGGGGATACTCTTCCCTGGGAGTCGGACTTTAGATTCAAACCGAAGACTCTTAATGTATGGGCTGGTATCAACGCGCATGGGAAATCAGTTGCGCTTCAGCAATGTGCTCTGCACTGGGCAGTACAAGGTAAGAAAACTGCCATCTGGTCACAGGAGATGCCGTGCGAAACGGTCTACGCTAATCTCATTAGGCAAGCGACGGCCGTTCCTAAGCCGACGGAAATGTTTCATGCCTTAGTAGCCCAGTGGCTTAACGACTGGGTTATGGTATGGCACCAGCCGAGCATGCGGTTTGAGGACGTCTTCACGTTCCTCGACGAGGCAAAGAAACAAGATATAAGTCATGTAATTATAGACAATCTCACATCAATTGGATTAACTTCCGACAATCTGTGGATGCATCAGAGGGAGCTGATCGTCCACCTTAAAAAGGCCTGTATGGAACTGGGTTTGGTGATACATGTTGTGCACCATATCCGTAAGCTAGACTCTGAGAAGAGTCAGCCAGACAAGTTCGACGTTGTAGGTTCTGGAGACATAACCAACTTAGCTGATAACGTTTTTATAGTTAACCGCAACATTGAGAAACAGGAGAAGGTTAATGAAGGATGGGGTGCTCAGACTATAAGCTCGTCTGATACGCGCACTTGGGCAGAGCTATCAGATGGACTTATATCAGCTGTAAAGGTACGGTATGGTCAGCCATGTCGTATCAAGTTGTGGTGGAACCAAATAGGACCGGACACGGGAGCGTTCACAGATAGTGCGTCAGCACCGTCGATAGTATACTTCCGGGCACCGGATGACATGGAGTATGATCAAGATGTACCATTTTAAGGGAGAACAGAATGGAAGTGTATATGTATATTTGGACTGCGTTATGTATTGTAGCTGTTATAGTAGCTTTACAGCAAAGAAGGAATATTGAATTATTCCAAAAGGAATATTGGATATTCTTAACGCAACCATGGAAGGTTATCTTATTTATAATGGCAACCACATGCTGGACTATCGCGGCTCCATACTCCTCTGACCCTACTTGGGATTATACAGATGCTGTATTTATATCATTGTTTACATATGCTACAGCACCATGGTGTATTGGAGCGGTATACAAGCATTATAAATCGTTTAGCACGATGTACTTAGCATTATGTATCACTATGTTTTCTGTATGTTGGTCTTATGAATTGTACGTACTGATTAGATATGGATATTATCCAGAAACATGGCTGATAAACATACCATTATCTATACCTATATACGTACTAGCAGGTATGACTTGGAATCTATGTTGGGATCATGAAGTAACATTTGCTTACAAAAGGGAGAAATGGTTTGATAATAAAAATGATTTCGTAAAAATATTTCCTGCATTATCAGCTTTTAGTTTAATAGTGACATCAGTAATAATCGCTTTTGTAGCGCAAGGGGTATAAATGAGAACGAATAATTGGAAGAATGTAGAACGAGAGGTAGCAAAGCTATTCGGTGGAAAACGAACAGGTAATAACGGTGATAGCCGCAGGGATGTGGAGCATCCGATCTTCTCTATTGAGGTGAAGCATCGGAAGACCTTCCCAGACTGGTTACACTCAGCCTATGGGCAAGCTGATCGTGAGAAAGAGCACAGGATACCCATTGTAGTACTCCACGAGAGACACACAAAGTTCGAAGACTCCTATGTCGTTATTAAAGCAGAACATTTTTGTAGACATTATAAGGATATTCCTATTCAGATTTCGACCAAAGTGGCTGATTCTAGTATAATAGAACCTTCAAATAAAGGAGAAATGAATGGCCCGCAAGTTTACAAATGAGAACAATTATCCGCATTGGCTGTATCATACGCTTACCACAAATAACTATACCAAGGGTACAAAGCCTAGTGATATTTCAGTTACACGGCTTATTGACAGTCCTCAAATAAATGCATTACGGTATAAACATGCAGATGAACTAGTCGAAGATGTTAGAGACCGAGTATGGTCTATTTGGGGATCAGCAGTACACTCTGTAGTTGAAAACACTAACGAAAGCAATTCAGATGTATTAACTGAAAAGCGATTCTACCACGATTATGACGGTAAAGTGGTAACAGGCCAGATCGATGTCTACGACATGTCAGATAAAATCTTATACGATGTAAAGACAGTCAGCGCCTGGAACCTAGTTAACGGTTATAAAAAATCGTGGGAGTTTCAGCTCAATGTTCTAGCCGATCTCATGCAAGAGAACGATTGGAAAGTCAAGGGTTTAGCTATCGTAGCTATAGCTCGCGACTGGAACGCTAGACAGGCGTCCAATACAGAGACGTACCCTCAACACTCTATGACGGTGGTAGATATTCCGCTATGGAAACCTATGCACCGAAAAGCATACATTCATCAACAGTTAAGCAGACATTTCGATGAAGAGCATTATTGCAATGATGAGGAGCGATGGCAGTCTGAGGAAAAATGGGCGGTAATGAAAGAGGGCCGAAAGAATGCTCTTCGGCTACTGGATACAGAGCAAGATGCAATAGATTACTTGAACGACTTGATTGACCCGACCAAGTCTACAATAGAGCATAGACCCGGGTCACCCAAGCGGTGTTGGACGTACTGTAATGTACGTAATTTTTGTCCACAACTAAGAGCCGAGAGGCAGGAGAAGC